GTTCTTGGTCCCTCAAAAACATACTGACGATGGAACGCCAGAAAATTTAATGTCCTATCCGATTTGATTGGAACTGTAACATCCGCTTTCAGTCCCATACTCAACAGCAATTCATCACTTACCCCGGACTTTTCGCTTTTCATAAGCTTCCCCTCGTGATCAAACGAAATGTAACCACAATCAAAAAGCTTGTCGGCATTTGGCGACAACAAAAACCCATTGTGTGGATCTGTTTTTTCAGCCCTCAAATCGCACGATGCAAATGGTTTTATGTGACTAGCTATCAAAAACCGTGGGTCTGCAATCAAAGTAAATGGGCACATTGCCTCGCAATCTGTGGCATCAAGTAGCCTGTCCCTGAACAAGGCCCGATCTACAGACTCATCCCGCTTCCGCCTTTCGTCCCTAGATATATTATTCTTAGGCGGTGGAGAATTTTTCTGTGTTGGTTCTAACTTAATCCTAGCCAGACTTTCGGTAAAGTTTACTAACCTACCCAAATTAGTCGGACCATCAAAATATGGTTCAAGTCCATACACACCTAAAAAGTTTAAGGTAATGACTGCCCCTAATGGTGAACACATTGTCGTCATGTTCTTGTCGTCATAATTAGGGAACGCTAGTCGATAAATCCTTGACTCTTTTTCTGTTGGGTTATTGTGTAAATACCCATTCAAATCCCTAGCCAGAAGCGTTGATGTTGCTCCCCTGTGTATTTTTGTTTTTATTCCCTTCATCCACTCAAAAAGTTGAGTGCGTTTTATGCACATACTTCGTACAAAACTTTTGTCGTTTTCAAGATGCAGGACCAAAGACCACGACACGCCAGCGGTAATGTCCTGTTTCTCTTGTGCCTCCTTTACATCGTATGGAAACGGGTCACCAGCACCATACAGGATCACCTTGTTACGATCCTCTGATGTCGGGGCTACATCTCTATATTCAATCCCATTGCTCCTCTCCGGGGCAGCAGGCTGTCTTTTGCGGCGAACCTCGACCTGAACAGTCCTGCGACCAGCACCGAGCGATGGCACACCACGGAGTTGACTAGCATCGATACTGCCTAGCTTCAGCCTACCGCCCGCTAAGCTTAGTTTTTTCTCGCCCATACTGCTTTCCTTCCTCTAGTGTATTCATTGATCGGAATAGCAAATGCATCCGGCTCTTGGTCCGGCTCCATGCCGCTCTCAATCTGGTTGCGGCGGAGATCGTCGAAATTGTAATCGATCTCCGCCTGTGCATCTGCCTCAGTCTCATACACTTCAACATCGCCAGACTGTTCGCCCCACGCCTGCCACCCCTCACACAGGGTGTCGGTTACAATTACCCAGCCCATCACTGCACCTCCTACCAAGACGCTCTGTATTCAACGTATTTATAAAAAGCCGGATCTTTTTTATCCAACCAGTCGGCAGCGGCATCAAAGATCTTCGCATCTTCCTCCGCCTCATCTCGACAGTCGTCCCACCAATCCTCGTCACCAAAGAAAAACCCAGTACATTCCTCATAATCAGGAAAATCTCCGTCACGCAGCGCAGCCGCTATCAGTCGCAGATCCTTCGGGGACAGTTCGATTGGCCTACAGTCGTCCTCACCATCGTTGAATTTCTCAACGATCATATGATGCAGCGGTGCATGTTTGCGCCAGTAACCAATCTCTAGCTGCTCCTTAATCAAAGGGAACCCATCAATCATAATTGGCTCAACCTTGCCACCATCGGCATTCCAAGTGGAAAGATGCCTGCTTCCATTCAAATGCATATCAAGTCCCATCACTGTGCCTCCCAATCACTTACGCTTTTAAGGCGAGGGTTTTGGATCAGGTCTTGAAGATCAATCAAATCCTCCGCTACCTGCGTGACACTATATGTCCCCGTCTGTTGAATGATGGTGACCCTGCGCTCACGGTCACCCCTCTTCTTTGTCTGTTCAAACATCTTGAACTCCGTGCCATACAAAAGCACAGGCTGATCAAGAGCAGGATCAAGAGAGTCATCAACCATAGTCAATTTCATTCTAATCATTACACCGTCTCCACTTGCTCAATGTTGTCACAATAGTTTTTCTCCAGATGCCGACACACGCCCAACCAAGTGGTCGCAGTATCAGGACCAATGTCAGCAGCAATCCCATCCATGCCCTCGTCCTCACAGACCAAAGCATAATTCGCAAAGGGATCGACCTTGCCATAGCAAAGGGTCTCACCCCCATCCTTGCGCTTGTAAATATAGTCAGCCATTAGTAACAACCCTCCCCATTAAACACTGGCTTACGCTTGCCAAAATCAATGAACACACCACGATCACTCAACTCCTCAAGATACTTGGTCGCATAGACCATGTTCCAATGACCCTTGGTGTGACCCAAAGAAGTCATGCTCGTGTGCATGGCATTCGCGTACCATACCTGAAGCTGCTCATCACTCGCCTCTGCGATCTTTGTCTTTAACCATTGCATCGTCGCTCTACCTCCTTGCAACTCGGACCTCGGTGGTTTATTCTGGGTCCATCCCATGTGGTTACATATAGTCTTTAATGGAGAGTCACATATAATCCCATACAATGCAAACACTTTTTTCACGTTGTTTACTTTCCTATAGTGTTTTCTCACGGATAAAGTTTTTTTTTATTTTTTTTTCAAATTAGGCGTGACAAGCGTGACAAGCGTGACAAGCGTTGTTTTCATTGGGTTATTCTCGGCACACTTTGGCACGTTTGGCACACTTCATAGGCCTCGGAGTCCGCCGCGCGTTGCTTTTTTGATTTTATTTGGGTTACCCGTGGAAAAACACTATAGGAGAATTTGACTTGGCAAAGGTTGGAAGACCAGCAGGATTGACACAACGTCAGCGAGAGTTTGCAAAGCATTATGTCGAGGGGCGCAACAGCAATGCTGGCTGCGCTAGGTTGGCTGGGTACGCGACTGACTCGGCAGCGCAGCATGCCGCAAAACTTCTTGACGGAAAATCTTATCCGGCTGTTGTGGAGCTGATCAAAGAACTTCGGGAAGACAGACAGAAAAGATATGGTGTGACATTGGTCGGTCAGTTGAAACGCCTAGACGAACTGTCGAGGGGCGCGGAGGAAGAGGGACAATTCTCTGCCGCCATCAACGCAGAGAAGATTCGATCTGCACTTGGCGGGCTGACGATTGATAGACGTGAGCAGCAGCACATTCACCAGCTTGATAAGCTGTCGCGTGAAGAGATTGTCTCTCGACTTGCTGACCTGCGTAAGCAGCACCCACATGCCTTCGATGACATGAAGAGGATTGAAGATGCCAAAGACAGAGAAATCACTGTGGACTTCATTGAAACAAAAACTCCCGAAAAAGTCTCATTATCAGAGGATTGAGAACCGTGTCGGGGAGGGCATGCCCGACACATATTTGTGCATGGACGGGGTTCCAATCTGGCTTGAATTAAAAATAATTAAAAACAGCCGCGTTAGGCTGTCAAAGTCCCAGATCGCGTGGCATTTGGGGCATACGCGCTGTAATGGCGTAAGTTTTTTCTTGCTCCACTGCCCCTCTAAGGGCGATGCACTTTTGTTTGACGGGGGCTTAGCGCCCGAGTTGCAAGGTTCACGGATCGATGTCCTGCGCCCTGCGGCCCTATATGATGGTCCGTTGTCGGGGTTGCCCTGCGCCCTGCGGGCCAAGGCTGTAGATGCGTGGTCCTGCGTCCTGCGTCCTGCGTCCCCGTGATATAAAAACAGGACGCAAAGCCCTGCGGCCCTGCGTCCTGCGTGTCATATGTCATGGAGAAAGACATAAGAAAAAGTACCACGGTCCGAGGACCGTGGCAATGGTGTCAGTGTTGTTTGTATGTGACATTGGAGACCGAGCGATCCCAACATGCTCGGCATGGCCCGCATTTTCCGTCCTGTGTGGGGGCTGGGCATAGGTGCCCGGTGATCTTGCCCGCGCTGCCGGCGACTGTGCTGGTGTTCTGCCATGCTTTGGGGGCTGGTCCGTCTATCATATGCGCGGACATGCGAAGTGTGACATTGTCGGGCAGGTTGCGAACCCGCAGCACATCGGCCCATATCTTATATTCGCGGCTTGGGATCCAATGCTTTTTATTCGGTGTTGCTTCGCAAACATCTAGAATGTTGTGACCCATGCGCGAATCTTCGACATCGCCAGAATCGAACCACCTAAATTCTGGTGTCCGTAGTCGATTAAGAACCGCGACCATGCGCGGGACAAAATCAATGGCATGGAAAAAATCCTCCCTGCGTACCATCGCGGCCCGCACATTAGGCATGTTGTACATGCCCTTTAATGCATAGCATTTTTCGCATGTAGATCCTTTAACTAGGCGGAGCTTCGCGCCTACGTTGCACAACCTGGCATCGCGCGAGATGCTATGTCCTGGCATTTTACTCA